CGTGGCGCGGACGATGGCGCCGACTGCGTAGCTCGTGCTGGCTTGCCAGGCTGCGTAGGCCATTAGGGCTCGAACACTTGGCGGAAAGTGGCGTTAATTATCGCCCTGCCGGTGTAGGGGATGGATTTGCTCCAACTGTCGCAGATCCACTTGTAAGCGGTTGCCTCGTCCGGTGGGGTCCAGTCAAATGCAGCCGCGTCAGCAGCGCGAGCATCAAGGAAGGTTTCAATCGTGTCCGCATTGGCTTCGGTGATGTTGTTCCAGGTCAGAGACCACTCTTTGGGATTCTGGTTCAGCCCGTAGGTCAGCCGTTGCTCGTAGCCATCGCCAAACTGCACCACACGCCTCTTAGGCGCGCTACGCTTCTCAGCGCCATAGGTAGGACTGATCGCGGGAAAGGTAGCCATTAGCGGGTATTGCGGAGCAGGCCGCCGGGACGCTGTTGCTTGACGATCTCGGCCTGCACTGCAGCACCGACGATCCTACCGAGCTGATTGGCATTCGGCTCGTTGCCTTCCACGCTGGTGCCGCCTGCGTCCACGTTGACCACCACGCTAACGGCGCCGCCAAAGCTGCCGGTTCGTGCAATGCCGCCGCTACGCCCTGGCATGAACAGCTCAGGACCGCGCTCGCCAACGATATAAGGCTGACCTGCCATGACGCTGCCGCCCTTGGCGCGTCCCAGTAGTGATGGCATGGAAAACACGTTTGGATTGAATCCAACACCAGGAGCGAATCCACCGCCACCGCCACCAGTCACACCGCCAAACAAACCGCTAAGGGCGTTGATCGCCTTTTGGATAACGAACACCCGCAGCAGTTGATTGGCAATGTCGATCAGCACGCCAGAAGCAATGCGCCTCAGGCTGGTACCAAAATCCTCGCTGCCTTGGATTAAAGCGTTGAAAGAAGATGTCAGCCCTTCTCCAATCGTGCCAGCAAGGCCATCTGCCACTGCTTTTTGCTGCTTCTGTTGTTCTGTTAACTGAACAGTAAAGTCAAGCGCTTTGCCGTAGCCTGCCGCCATGTCGGCAATTCGCTCAACAATCGTCGGCAGTGTAACTTTTGCCTCTGCCTCGTTAATCTCTTTCATCGTTCTGGCATATTCCACAACAGCCGCCATGATCTGAGCCTTGCGCTCATTAGGTCCAATCTCTTGCTTTGAAATCTCAAGTAACGCGAGCTGCTTAGTGTAATAAGCATCTTGTTGTTTGTTTTGCATTTGCTGCGCAATGCCAAGCCGCAACCGCAGTTCCAGCTCTTGCGCGGTGATGTCTTTGATTTCTTTATCTTGCTTAGCGCGAGTAGCTTTTGAGCCGCCACCGCCACCGCCAGTTGCAGCGGCTAAGGGTGGAGCAGTGAAAAGTTTATTGGTTTGTTGTGCGCCTGTTTGCAGTCTTTTTTGAGCCGCAATGTTGTCATTGATTTTTTGCAAGATCACCCCTTGCAACTGCACAGCCCTGTTTGCGTTGGGATCATTAGGACCAACGCTTTGCAGCAATCTTTGGTATTGCTGCAGCGCTTGCAAGTTTTGCTGGATACCTGTTTTATTGCGTTGAGAGCCAACCTGACTGATACCTTTGGCGATATTATCGACTGCTTGCGATGTGGCACCGATATTCAAAAATTGACGGGCGCCAGCGACGTTGCGTGTAAAACCACCGCCCCTGCCTGCCGCCAATGCAGCATTGATAGCATCAACGACCGCAATTGCTTGATTGAAAATTGCCTTAAGCGCTGGCGTCAGCACTTGGCCGATCCGCCTAGCTATTGCATCAACGCCATCCTGCAGCGTTGACAATTTGCCACTCAGAGTATCGCTCTGCGCAATGGCACCATTGGCGTACTTACCGCCGGCACTGGTGAGCCGCTGCAGTGCTACCTCAACAGCCTTAGCGCTGATCTGACCTTTGCTGAGTGCCTTTTGGAACTCCTCGCCGGTCATTCCATACATTTTGCGCAGCTCTTCCTGCAGCGCGATGCCGCGCTCTTGGAACTGCAACAGTTCCTCGCCTTGCAGCCGACCCTTAGCCTGCACCTGACCGTAAGCCGTCACCAAGCCTTGCAGCTCTGCGCCAGTGGCGCCAGATGCATCAGCCAGTCGACGGGTCGTTTCTACAACATCACCAGCAGCAACACCGAATGCCTGCAGGCGCTTAGCTGCATCAATTAGCTCGGTGCTGGTGAATGGCGTTACTGCGCCAAGCTGCTGCAGCTCTTGGATGATCTGCTTGGCCTGCTGTACGCTGCCGGTCAGCACTTGCAGGCTGCGGGTCTGGCTTTCAATCTCTGCCGTCTTGGCAAAGATAAACTTTGCGGCTTGAATAGCAGCAAATGATCCGGCTAATTTGCCGATCGTGCCCTGCAGCTTGCCAATAGCTGATTCAGTCTGCCCTGACGCCCGATTGACCTGCTGCAGCGCGTTAACCGCCTGCCGCGAGTCAACCCTTAGCTCAACGTTGGAGACTGCCATGGCACCAGTTTACCGGCGACGGGCTTTGTCCATTGCTTCTTTCTCGCGTTCGCCTTTGATCTCGTAGAACGCTGCAAAATGGATGAACTCAGCATCGGTCAGCTCAGTCCGTAACCGGCTGACCGTCATGCCAAGTTCAGTGGCCAGGAAGAACTCAAAAAAGAGCCAGCTATCCTGGCCTAGCCTTTTTTTGCTTCCTCAAGCCCGGCATCATCGCCCAGGCCGAACAGGAACAGCTCCAGCTCGTTCAGCACGCGCTCAGGCAGTTCGCGTTGCAGCTTGGCTGCATCGGCCGGTGCAAATGCCTTGGTGCCGTTCTCCAATTCAGCAATCTGGCACAGCATGTAGGTGCTGATCTCCAGCGCCTCATCAGAACCAGACAGCGCGGTGGCACGCTTGCGGTCTGCGCGGGTGATCGGCTTGAAGTAAAGGTCCAGCACCGTATCGCCAGCATCATTCTTGATGCTGAACTTACGGCGCTGGTTGAGGTCAAATGCACCGGCGAGCAAGTCAACCGGGCGTTGTGCGGCGGGCATCAGATGCTAAGGGTAAGGGTTCCGCTGGAGACGAAGTTAATCGTAACGATCTCAAGCTCGCCAACCGTAGCGGAGTATTCCGAGCTTGTCACCACGATGGTGCCGGTGATCTTCTTGCCGCCGGTCTCGTCCAAGTACAGCTCAACGGCTGCATCGGCCTCGTCGGTGGCTTGGTTGGCATCTTTGATCAGGTCCAGCTTGTCGCCAGCACCTGGGGCGTCATACATCACCTCAATAGTGCCTGAGCCGCTGATCAGACCGCCCACATTGGCGCGGTAAGTGGCGCCTTGGGAGGTCACGTCCAGTGACTCTTTCTCAACGGTCATGCTCCAAGACCGCACTGCAGCGATCTCGGACAGGCCGCCGCTGCCAGCTTTGTCAAAGAAGACAGTGCCCTGTTGCCCGCGATAAAAAGCCATGATCAGATGTCCAGGGTAATGGCGCCGTTGGTGACGAAGTTCATGGTAATGACTTCGATTTCACCCACGGTAGCTGAGTACTCAGCCGAGGTGATCACACCGTCAAAGCTGATCTTTTTGGTGCCGGTGGTGTCCAGGAACAGCTCAAACAACGCAAGTCCTTCATCGGTTGCGGTGTTGACGTGCTCGATGAACACATTGGTCTCGTCAGAGCTGCTGGCTGTATAGAGCACCTCAACAGTGCCGCTGCCACTAATTAGGCCACCGACGTTTGCCCGATAGGTGGCGCCCAGCGCGGTGGTGTCGAGTGATTCCTTCTCGACAGTCAGCGACCACGACCGGGTGCTGGTAATGGTGACGCCGGTAGCGCCAGCATCGTCAAACTTGACGCTGCCTTGCTGCCCTCGGTAAAAAGCCATGGCTAGAGATCCTCGAAGGTTTCAAAGGTCAGTCTGACCTGTGTTTGGAAGAAACCCTCCGGTGCTGGCGCGGCCACTACCTCGGGTCCAATCGGCGGGTCAAAATGAACACCGCTGACTATGACCCTATTGTAAAGGTCCCTGACTCGCTTGCCGATTGTTAGGTTGGCACCCGGACCAACGCCTTTTGGCGTGAAGATATTGATTGCGACGACGCCGATAATGCTGTTGCTGCTGCCGGTGGTGCCGCCAAGGGTCAGGTACTCATTAGCGCCAAAGCTGACAAGGCACTGCACCCATGAGCTATTGGGCGTCGGCACATAAGGTTGGTTGTGGAAGACAACGGGCAAGGTGCTGCCCAGCGAGCTAACCACTGTGACATTGCCACTGGTTGTCAACGCACCGGCAGCAGTCACGGTAAAAGAGTTGGTTGCTGTGGTGACCACAGTGAACGTGCCGTCAACGCCGGCGCCGGATGTGTAGTCCAACGTCAGAGATTGGCCGACGTAGTAGCCGTGCGCGGTGGCGTTGATCGTAACGACAGTGCCGGTTTGGGTGTATGTCGTCGTGAGGCTGGTCAACTCAGCCGTTAATCGTGCCTCGATGGTGGCGCGGATGGTGTTGAGGTTCGCAGCAGCCATCAGCCTTGCCTCCTGATGCGCTCCCAGTTGGTATCAACAAAGTTCTGCATCTCACGGGCTGTGCGGTCTACCCATCCTGCCGGTGCCTGCCTGCTGCTGCCTTGTGCCAACGGCTCGGCATACGGCAGGTTGTTGTGGACGCTGTAGTAGTTACCTAGCTTCTCCTGGCCTGGCTGGTAGTTGCTGCCCTTGGGTGGCGTGATGCCAGCGCCGTAGCTGCCCTGAGGCGCGGGCGTGCCGTCGGCTGCATTCTGGCCAATCTGCCAGCTAACGCGGAAGCGTCCAGTATCCACTGGGCTTTGCTGCTTAAGCCTTGCGTCAGTCTCCAGCACCGTCACGCGCAGCAGCTTCTCAAGCTGGTCGCCCATGTAATTACCAATATCGCGGATGGGCAGGTTGCTCATGCTCTTAGGATCATTTCGTAGGTGATCGCAGTGTTGTCCTGCTCGATCGTCTGGATGCGGATGATCTGATGCACCACGCTGTTGATTAGCACCTTGTCAACTGTGGTAGGCGCCGTGGTTAGGTCTGCCGCTGCAATGATCAGCCGCTTGTCGCCAGCCTGCACCAGTTCGTTCACCTCGCGGATATTGACATCCTCCAGCACGCCCCGAACGGTCGTGTCTGTATTGGTCTCAGCAATGGTGCCCGTTGCGGGGTCGTAGCTGCCAGTTGCGACGCGACGGATGGTTGCAACACCGCCAAAGCGTGCCATCAGCTTGCTGGCAACCTTCCGTAGCGGGCTAGCAAGGGTCATCAGAGCTTGTAGGCAACGCAGTGGCCGTTCTGCAGCTTGATGCTGGTAAACACGCCGTACAGCGTGGTTGCAGCACTGAACGACTCGCCGGATAGCGTATTGCCATCGTAATTTTGCGCTACGACTGTATCAATCTGCGTGTTGCTCGTGAAGTGAATCGCTCCCCAGCGCCCTGTTCGTGTAGTGGTGTCACTGACGAAGGTGGCGCCAATCGAGTAATCAATGCCGAAAAAATTAGGCTCGCTCATGGTCAG